GTGATTTGTTTTTTCTCAGTAAAAAACCGTTTTGGTTCTGTGTCGATTACGCCGATGTCGCGCATTGCTTCGGCTCTGATTGTGCGTCTTAGTTCGTTGCGTTGTGTGACGTATCGGTGTCCGAGTGTGTTGTTGCATTTGAAGCATATGCCTCGCAGGTTTTCGAGTTCGTGTCCGCCGCCTGCGTCTACTGGGATTATGTGATCGACTTGTGTGCTGGGTTGCCGGTTGCAGACTGTGCAGATTGGTTGTTCTCGTAATACCACCCCCCTGTTTCGCTGGTAGTCGGCGTGGTCGTGCGCTCTGCTCATGTCGTTACCGCTTCGCGGCTAGCGCGCGCTGTCGCGCTTGCTCTCGGTTTGTTTACGCTGGCCATGTTGTCAACTTTATGTTTGTGGTTTGTTTGTGTTATGTCAATCGTTGTTGTTGTAATGAAAGCCTAATGCGTTTTAGCCCCCCGTCGTCTGCCACACTCGACACCCTAACTCTGTAACGCATTTGCCTGACGACGTGTTACCACGTGCGTCATCTACCCACGTTGCCGTGTGTTACCAACCGCGCTGCAACACGCTTAGGTCATGCCCGTTATTTAGTTTTTAGGTTCGCTTAGTTTAAGCGCGTCAATCACTTTGCTCACGTCACGTTTATCAAGATCACCTGTTGTCTGCACTTCGCGCCCCAACGTCGCGCTGATAAACGTTTTAAGGTCATCGCCTTTAAGCCCTTGACCGTTAGCCAGCGCCCTCATCATGCCCAACTGTTTAGGCGACGGCCAATCACGTTGCGGCGTATCGGGAAACGGCACTTCTACGTCGTGTAACGGCACAACTGGCGCTAAATGTGTACCGCCCTGCCGTGACTGTGCCGCCTCAACCTCATTACGGCTGGCAATGCTCTTGTTAATACCAAACCCCATATAGCCCAACGCTCGACCCAACGCGCTGGTAAACCCAACCTCGTTTTCGCTCATTTTGGTAAACGGCGTGCGACCGGGATAAACCTCACACGCTGACGCTACGGCTGGTATTGGATCAGTTGAGTCACGCCACACAGTCACCGTGCAACGAATGAAACACGATTTGTCGGGCATCTCGATTATTTCGCGGCCTGTTTCTTGTATGCGTAAATCAGGATACTTCTTTAGCGCCAACATCAACCGTGTCGGTACGTCAACATAATTTTCAAGACTGTAACCACTCATACAAACATCATCTTTGCTTTTAATGAAACCATGTCGTGCAAATCTGTTTGCGGTACAAACCATGCTGGTTTTGGCACGTCTGTTCGCCAATATTTTTCTAACCGGCAATCTATAAGATCGCGCCAACCAGCCAACATAATTTGATTGTCTGTGTCGAGTGGTACTGCAAATACAAACGGCGCTGGTTTGTCAAATTCTTGAACTATCAAACAACCGTCAATGCGGCGTGTTGATCGCACTTGACAACCGTTTACTAAATCTGTGCGTGACGCATCAGGCCCAATGTCAAAATTGTATTTGATACCAAAATATCGGGCTGTTGCCAATTCAGTTAAAAACGCTAAATAATGACCATCACGATTAAACGGGTCATGTTTTTTTGCAAGCGACGTAAAACGATGTTGATAGTTTTTTTGTCTAATTAGTTCTATGCGCTCGTTAGTTGCTTCAACGCAATCTGCAATATCGTTTGCATCAAGTTCAATAATATATTTTTTAATAGGCACGATGCACCATGTTTTCTAAACGCTGTATTTCAACTTCGTTTTCGTTTAACTTAAGTTGTTTAATGCCAATTTCAACATCGCGTTGTTTAATTCGTTCGTGCAGATCGGTAATAATACTGCACAAATATTTAATTTCAATACGCGCTTGGTTAAGTGTGTCGATTAGATCGCTGTCGTCTAACACGTTGTGATCGTCAATTTGGTGCTGTAGCGCTCGCAATGTGCTACGCGCTGCAAGTTCGTGCGGTTCGTAAAACGGCACTTTGTTGCTTGTGATGTCGTTCATCACTTGCATTAGTGCTTTGAACTGTGGGTCAGTTCTCGGGTCGATGTTCTCGGTCATCTTTAGCCTTTCGTTTGTTGGTGACTGACATTATCAGGTAGGTGTACGCGGTTAAGACTGTTGCAATAAACAAGTGTTTTATAGTGACCATGCACGCCACCCATTTGAATATCGGTAGATTGCCAGCGCTGACCGCAAATTAGCCTCTAAATCAAATAGGTCGTCGCAGTTACGTATTAGGCCGTATGCCTGTAAATATCCGTTGGCAAAATATTTTGACGGTTTGCACCAAAATTGGTTTATTTGCATAACCCCGTTTGAGCCGCCGTTTGGGTCGGTTGCGTTAAACGCGGTCGGGTTGCATCGGCTTTCACGGTATGCAATCGCAACCAGTTGGGTTAGTTCGTGTTCGGGCCAGCCGACGTGTCGAGCCATGTCAAACACGGTCTGACACGCGTCAGGTTGCGTTATAGGCGTAGTTTTGACCGTTGTTGGCGGTATGGGCGATGCTGGTTCTAAAGCCTGCCAAACCGTTGCTGGCTGTTGGCGTGTTTCTGCCGGTGTTGGTGTTGGCGGTTTAGCCAAAATAAATATTGACATAGCGCTAATAAATAGCGATATGGCTGTTTTGCTGATGAGTGTCATAGTGACCTACTTTCTCGGGTAGGTAACCAGCCTAAACAGATTGCGGCGCTGCTTTCGGTGATACCCCGAATACTGCTTGAAATGCCTGTTTTGTGGCCTCTACGTCGTGCCCTAGGCGTGGCTCAACCTCTATGTGATACCAGTCGCCGTCGTCAACGCTAGGTAATGGTTGCCATGTGCCGCGATCGCATTTCCATGACCGTTTTAGCGCGTAGTCGATCACTAGTTGTATGCCGAGCGTGTCGGCGTGTTCAAGCAATTTGACGATGTATGCCAATGATTGTTTGCGGCCGTCTTGACGACCAAATTGTTTTTGTGCAAGCCAACGGTACGACAGATCGGTTGCTAGTCCTCGAGCGTGGTTGCTGATGACACCGGGTTTATGTCGTACGTCGCGCACAACCCATATACCGTTATTCCACAAACTGCCGTCGCTATGTTTGACTGCAAGTTCGACCCATTTGGCCATGCCAGCCAACGGTGCTTTAACGACTGGTTGTGCGGTGATGACGTATGGTTTTGTCATTCGAGTGCGTCGGGTATGCCGTCGTTGTTTTTGTCGGTGTTTTTTATGCCGTTAGCCGACACAAGACCCGATAGTGCGCCTGTCAAAAACACGCTGATCGTGCTGAGCAAGTCGACTATTTTGCTGTCAAGCGGTGATAGTTCTTCGGGCATTGACACAAACAACAAACCAAACAACAAACCGACAACCATTAACACAAATGTGACGGCCATAAGTATTCCGACCGTGACGATTAATCGAGCGTGTATTTGGTTATTTTCTAATTTCGCACCGGTCAGGCGACCCATATTGGCAAACCTCGCTTATAGATAGATTGCGGACTTTGACGCCGCCTGTTGTGTTTGTTTTAGTGGTTGCGCAACCAGCGCACAATGCGATCGTGAGTAACCAGTAGCGCACATTATTGCTCGTCGTCAGGCTCGATTGTTGGCGGTGCCACAAATTCATCTAATTGCGCGTCATATGTATATCCAATACCTGCGTACACGCCTCGAATATTGCCGTGATAACTAGTGCGCTTACAAATTAAACCAGCGTGCCAAGTTTGCGCTTCATAAAACGCTTCCCATGCTTCTGTTGAACCGCCAACTTCTATGCCGTTGTCTAGTTGTGTTTCTGTTTCATCAACGCCGACAATCACTTTGACCACGACGTTGTTGCTATCTATAAATGCGTAGTGTGCCATTATGCCCAACTCACATTTCCACTACCTGCGGTGATAGTAGCGATTGTGTTTGTGCCGCTTGTTGTTGTTGATCCTGTCAAACCTGCGCCGATTGTAATTGTGCCTGACGAAGTTGCAAATCGAATAATAACTACTCCACTACCGCCCGCGCCTGCCGTGCCAGAACCCGAATATCCGCCACCGCCGCCGCCTGTGTTTGCTGTGCCTGCCGTAGATGCAGCACCGCCGCCACCTGTACCGCCTGCGCCGCCTGCGTCACCACCGCCGCCGCCACGAGCAACTGCACTACCCGTAATAGAACTACTAAGCCCGTTACCGCCGTTAGCCGCACCACCGACCGCACCTGCACCGCCACCACCGCCGGCATTTGCACCTGCAAAACCCTGTGTTGGTGTTCCTGTCGCTGCACCGCCATTACCGCTAGCAGCACCACCACCGCCTGACCCGCCTGCACCAGCGTTTGGTGTTCCACCGCCGCCACCAAAACCGCCACCAACAGCATTAGCCGCAATATAACTAGTCAAAACTGTCAAACTCGAAGCATTACCTTGTACGCCGGGGCCATTTGTGCCACCACTTGCACCACCAGCGCCAACAACGACCGCATAGTTAGTAGATTTTTGAAAGAAAAATTTTGGTAAAGCGCTACCGCCGCCGCCTGTAGTTTCGCCTACGGTCGCATTGATATAACCGCCAGCACCACCGCCACCGCCCGTACCGCTTGCACCGCCGCCACCACCACCAGCAATAACTAAATATTCAGCCTCAACAAAATTACTCGACGCGCCAGCACCGCTAAAAAAAATAGCAGCGCCAGCACTTGTAAAGTAAAGCGTGCCGCCCCCCCATTGCGCCAATGCCAAACTGCTTGCCGTTGTAACTGTTGCTGTGCCTGCCGTGATTGTGCAAGTACCAGCACCAATGTTTTGTATAAACAAAGTGTCACCTGCACTAAACAAACTTGTATTAACCGTGATCGTCGTACTGCTCGCGCTGTTCATCACAACTCGAGTGCCTTTATCGGCTGCAACAAGCGTGTAACTAGCGGTCTTTGTGCTGACCGTTTGGTTGTATGCGTTTTCTTGCAACGTGGTCATTTGTGCGGCCGTCAAAATTTGGCCTGCTGTAAATGTTTGTAATGCCATAATGCCTACTTTAACCTAATGCGTTGTCTGCTGAGATGATACCGTAAGTCGGGTCGTCAAGTATTAGTTCGTAAACGACGGTTGTTGGTGCGGTGAAATATGTGATCGCGTGGCCCGTGTTTACGTTTATTGTCATTTCTATGCCTTCGACGCTTAGTTCTTGGGCTAGTTGTGCCGTGCCAGCGCCGCTCGCAAACGTTTTTTCAATAGTGATTGTTTGCCCAATATCAATAATTGCCACCGTGTCACGCTGGGCTGTGGTCAACATATTCAACTGCGTGTTTAACGACGTGTATCGCGCCTCGGGCGACGGGTCTAACAAATAGGTTGCCAGTTCGAGTGCGGCCGTATCGCTGTGCAACAGGCTGTCGGTGATCGAATAAGTTTGAATAAAATACAACGCTTGGCTGCCTGTGTCCTCAGCGACCTGTGGGTTGTTGCTACCTAAATGTTGTACGACCGCACGGTTGGTTACCTGATCGGCTTCAAACGTTATGCCTACCCCGTTGTATTTTATGTTTGTGCCGTCGTCGTGAAAATCGGCAACCGACGCTGAAAGTGTCGTGCCGATACGTGGTTGAAATGTCAGGTTGCCGTCACGCGACATAAACAACCTGCCCTGCTCAGCCTCGTTGATTTGTGAGCAATAACCAAGCACGTTTGTGCCGTTCGGGATAGTAAACGCCGCGTCACCGCCCAGCGTTTGTGTGCCAGTCGATATTGCCCGTGATGCTGCAGGGAAATCAACCTCAGGTCGGTCAAGTATCGCCGACAAACGCACACTAGACAATTCTTCGCTGACGTTGTATTCAGCCAAATATGTTTGCGCCAACAAATAAAAATCGTCGGCACAATAAACCGTCACCGTATCCAAACCACCCAAACTAAAGTTGTAGTCATAATTGACGATGTAGCCAACAAATAAATATTGTTTGACGTTGCTGTTGTTGTATCGAGACAAACGCACACGGCGCATAGGCGCTAAACCCGGTTTGGCGTTAGCCGGGTCATAGTACGGTGAGTTTTCGTCAAACGGGTTAAAAATGCCTGACGTGTCAAGCATGGTAAACGTCATTGTGCCGGCACTAAATTGGTCGCCTTGATCTTTGCGGCCGCGCCGCACGTTCACTTGATTGATACCGTCAAGCACGCTCGCATAACTTGTTGTGCCGTCAAGCACGTATGTGCTGTTGTTTAATACGCCAGCGGTCGGGTCGTCAAGCAAAAATGCGTCTTGTTTGAAACCTGTGTCAATTTCTAGGTCGTAGTTACCACTACCAACAACTGCAACGCCGGGCATTATTGTGCAATCATCAAATCAAGTGGGCCGTTAGTGCGCTGGTATGCCAGCAAACTGTTCAACACGCTTTGACCGATTTCGGCGCTAGTCGATATACCACCCGTCACGTTAATAGTTACTGGTTGCGGTTCGCGTGCCGCAATACGTTCAGCCATACCAAACGTCGTTAGCGCACCGATCTGTGCGCCGCCTGCCGTACCACCAATACTTGTTTGTGCGCCACTCGACCCACCGCCACCGCCACCGCCACCACCGCTCGTTATAACCGACGGTGTAACTGGCACACCTGCGCCAGCCTCACGCGCCATACGGTCAGCGGTACGAATATCAGACGTGACCGCCTCAGCGCCAGCAGCGCCACCACCAATTCGACCCAAACTAATTTTACCAATTTTGCCAATATCCGTAAACGGGTTAATCAAGTTAATGCCGTCAATAATTATGTTGATCGCACCAATAAACGAATTAGCAAACATCTCAAAGCCGGCAATCAAACCGTTTAACACGACGTTGACAATGTTTCTAAAACTTTCAAATTTTGTGTAGGCAATCGCTATGCCTGTTACGACCGCTGCGATACCTACCGCAATCAAACCAAACGGGTTTAACGCCATAGCAATATTGACTGCCATGATTGCGGCCGCAACCGCCGAAATTGTGCCAGCGATAACCAAAAATGCGGTTGGGTTTCGTTGAGCCCAATCCGCCATTGCCTGCAGATATGGCAACACTTTTTGCAACACGGGCAACAACGCCGCACCAATACTTTCTTGTGTTTCAGCCAAACTATTTTTTAATATCTTGAATTTGCCTGCCGCTGTCTCTGCTGATCGAGCCGCCGCGCCACCAAAATTATCTGACAACGTCATCATCACGGTGTCAAGTGACGCACCCTCTTTAATTAAGCCTTTCATCTCAGGCGACAACGCTTGTAAACCTTTCATGTTGCCTGCATACGCTTTAGCCAACGCGTCGCTAACCGTCGCCAAATCTGTGCCAGTCGACGTTGCAATATCTTGAGCCAACGACAACGCGTCAGTTGCCTCACCAACATTTTTAGTACCAACAAGCAACGCGGCAAACGCTGGTCGCAACTCGCTATCAGCAGTACCAGTCGCCCTCGACATAGCCGAAATCATGTCCTCAGTCGCCGCAACCGTAGCGTCGGTAGCACCAACAACGTTTTGCATAGTGTTAGCCAAAATCGCTTGCTGTTGCTCATCTTCCGCTGCCGCTTTAGCAGCCAAACCCAATGCGCCAGCAACCGCTGTCAACGCCGCCGCTGCCGGTACTGCCGCTTTCTTAATTGCAAACTGTGCTTTTTCGCCGACGGTTTCTAATTGCTTAAATTCTTGAATTGCTTTGTCAATGCCTTTACCGTCAAACTCGCTGACAATAGGTATAGATAATGCCATGACTAAATCTCCCGTTGCACTTCGCGCATAGTTTTAGCAATCATTTTTGTCATTTCGGCCTCAATACCGCGACGCGCTTTATACACGGCTGGCCCAATCAGTCGAGTGCGACCAGGGCTAACTGGTAAACCTACAAACAACAAACTTGTATTCAATTTGTTTGCGTTCGCGCGACCTGCTGTTTCAAAAATTGCGGCGGCTGGGTCTTTTTGTTCAATCAAAATAACCCCGATTGCGCCTCGACGTGTGTCAAATCTAACTTTTACACCGTTAACGGCTTTAGCGACTGTAAACGGAAAATTTGCGCGTGTGCGACCTTGTTCTTGCCATTTATATTTCATGCCCGACAATGGCACAGACGTATATACGTTTTTAGCCGCATTAACAGCAGGTTGAGCAATGCTGGTCACGTCACTTTTAAAATCTTTTTGTAACTGTGGGTCGATTTTACGCAAACTGTTGATCGTCTGTTTAACTCCGACAATCTCTATGGTTGTGCTTGCTGGCATACGTCACCTTTTGTTTGCTTTGTTTAATACTGTAATCACCGTCAATAGGTCACGCGTGTCAAACTCGATATTCGTAGGCCAGTACCCTGTTGCAGCCAACAATTCTGCTAACTGCCGTCGGTAACTGCCTACGCCGTAGGGTTTGGGTTTGTCTCGTCTATCGCCTCAATAATCATGTTCGGGTTTTGTTTAACCCAGTCACGATAATTTGGTGGCAAAGTTTCACCGTTAAGTTTCAACAAATGAAACGCCCAACAAACAAGATCGGTGTACCCGATACCTTTGCCGTCGGATATTTTGCGGTTTTCTGTCCGTTCCCATTCGCAAATAACGAACATATTGGTTGTCATTTCGACTGGCGCTGACCCGTTGTTCAGGTCAACTTTTAGTTTTAGTTTCATGCCTGTCCTGTTCTCGGCCAGTTATGGCTCGTTTATTTTGTTACGGCAAACGCCGTAAAACTATGACGTTGCTTTAGTAAGCACCCCACCGTTAAACGTCAACGTGACGGTTGACAATTCGCCAAGCGACGCATTGATCGGGGTATGCGAAGCCAAGAAACAACCGGTCAAAGTGTATTTTGGTGCAGTCGAACTTGGTGTAGCCAAACCTGCAGCGGTCGGTGAAATAACGATTGTCGTTTGTGTACCGACCAAACTGTAAATCGTTGCCTCTGTTTCGCTGGCTGCATAAGACTGGTACAACTCAATATCAAATGAGTTGTTTTGCAACGACGTGACCGCCGAGCCACCAAAGTATCGTGCGGTGTCACCAAATGCCGTTGTCTCAAGCTGGTCGTAACCAAATGTCAAACTTGCGCTTGTGCATTGGTCGGTTAGGTTGACCGAGTTGATCGTGAGTGCCGGGTTGCTCAAGTAAACCGTTGTTGTTGCTGCCATGTTCTACTCCTCTGTTATCTCTTTAGTTTTACCATGTTTTTTATCGTCTTGTGGGGATAGGTGACCGCTCTCGACTAGGTGTCCGATGTTTGCGTCGCCCAAGTCTTTGCCGTCAATGATGTCGCCCCGTTTAAGGCCGTCTAGTCGATTGCTGTTAACTAAATATTTGGTCATGCTGTTATCCCTGCTAATGCACAAGTCAAATCGTAGCAAGGGAATTCTTGGCCGCCGATTTCAAGTGTGCTTGGTTGTCCTGATGTAACGATAATTGACGACCCCAACACGGTTGCGGATATCTGCAAAATTTCGCGCAACACGGGCAAACCTGCCGGGCCGCTGCCAACAACTTTGACGGGGAAATCAACTCGGATAACGTTGCCGTTGCCTGCCGTTGTCGTGAAACGTGGCGCTAACAAAAACACGCAATTCGGTACAAGTTTTGTCGGGTCGTTCACGACGCGTAAGCCTGTGACGGCTGTGAGCGTTGCTGTGATGTCGTCTATTGCGACGTTCAGCACGTCGGTGTATGGTGCTGGCATTTAGGCCACCGCTGGTCGGTCGATACCTAACAACTGTTTGACGATAGGTGTCAATGATTGTTGTGGTGCTGTACCCATGTTGTCAAACGACGCAAACACGTTTTCAAGCGAACCACGACTACGCCATAGCGCTGCACCGTACATGAGCGTGCCTAGCGTTACGTCACCTGACGGGCTTGTGCTAAGACTGTCGTTGTAACCTGCTTCTGCTCGACGGCGACTGCAAAACTGGTTAGCGGCGCTCACCGACTGCGTAATTAGCGTGTAATCATCTGACGGGTTAGTAATCGACACACCCAAATAAGTGATCAGGTTTGCAGCCGTTATCCATGTGCACGTTGGTGTAAACGCAACCGTGCCGGTGTAGATCGCCGCAAAATCAACGTTGTCGCCTGTGCAAGCAAACAATATTTGGTTTGGTATTCGAGTGTTGCTGTCAAATGTCCATTCGCCAGTTGTGCCGTCTACGCCCGTGTATAAATATTGTGGGCAATTTAAAACGGTAAACGTGCCG